TTACCAGTAGCTCTATATCACCTAGAAAATAAATACAAACACACAGACCCCAAGGCGCACGGGCTGCCTTGGGGTCTGAGGGAACGTCACTTAACCGGTCTTTCGTAGCCCTTATACTTCACGCATGGGGATTACACCGCTTGAACGGTTTCTGATTTGGTTCAACCGCCCGCGCCCTTGCCAGGAATGCGGCAAGTCGCTGCAACGGGGTGAGCGCTGCACCGACTTTTGCGAGGCTGAGATAGCCGACCGGATGGCTTACTAGGTCAGCAGTGTTGTGTTGAATGCCGCAGCCATGAGGGCATGTGCTGACGAGTTGGGGTGGACGCCATCAGCGGTGTAGTTCGCCTTCCAGATGTTGGAGTTCCTGGCTGATTCAACAACGTCAGCGAGTTCCAACCAGCCAAGCAGCGGATGCGTTGCGCTGCCTGCCCTGACCCCTGCCGCTCCGACTGCTACCGGCGCGAGTGTGGTGGCATCCAGGGGTGCCCCGTCCCTGATCCAATCGTTGATAGCGATTCGTGCCGCACCGCCCGCCGCGGGTGTCTGGTTAGTCGTGGTGGCCCATGAGTCCGTTGATGTGGTACGTGGTGTGAACGTCGCCGCGAGGACTTTCATGCCACGGTCAGCGGATGCCCGCCAGAACGTGACTAGGTTGGCTTCGGTCTGCGCTGCCGTGTCACCGCCTGCGTTGTAGTCGTTGGTGCCATAGAAGATGGCGGCTTTGGTGCATCCTCCCGCGAGGGGGAAACGACGCGCACGCCTTGTCGGGTCCGGGCCGACGTTTTTTGCCCGCTCCGCGCCGCGTGCAAGCTTGATGAACGGGATGCCGTCACGGATTAGAGCCTGTGAGGCGAAGCCGAGGCTGGTGTCCGCGTCGCCGGTACCGAGCGTGATCGAGTCGCCCCAGAGTGCCACGATGGGCTTAGCCATGGATGACTCAAATGTTCCCAGGACCGCAACAGGGTTATACCCGTTGGTCCCAGTCGTCATTCCCGCACCGCTGGTGGAGAGCGTGTTGTCTACTGGCGACGAGGTGTAGTTCTGGGTGCCATCACCGTTGTTGTAGGTGAACCGGCCGAGCGGGAACTTATCACCACTGGCAACCTCCACGTAGGTGCGGACGTAGAACGACCCCGCCGATGCCTTGATGTCCACGTCAATCGGATCGGTGGACACCTGCCCATTGGGCTTGATGGTCCAACGGGTCTGGCCGCCGACAGTGAGCTGGTAAATTTTCGCGTCCGGCGTGGTGATGGCGGCGGACACGCTAATGTCGTTCGGCCCCTTGACTTCGACCGGTGTACCGTCTGCCGTATCGCCCGCTGCGGTGGAGAGATACCAGTTGGCGTAGACCACGGATATTTGCTGGATGCCGGCGACGATGGGCATGTAGAAGCGGTTGTTCTGGGCTATGTCCGTGCCGTTGCTCAGTGTGCTGAGCGGGTTGGTGCGGCCAGTGACCGGCACCATTCCTGGACGGATCGTGGACGTTGCTTTTGGAGCCACCGCGAATGAGTCGAGCCGCCGCCCGGTGGAATCTTTCATGTACGCCATGTCTTATGCCTCCGCTACGATGTCGTCAATTTCCCACGTGGTCGTGTTCACTTTGATGACCACTTGGCGGACGGCGATGGGGTTCCCTGCGAGGTCTTCAAACCGCACAAACGTGGCATTTAGTTCCGCTGTTGGTGTGTAGTCTTCAGCCATCTCCTCCATGCGCCTTTTGACCACGAGGTCGGTGTAAGCATTACCCATTTCAATTCCTAACTATTGATCTTGGTCTTGGAGGGTCGCGCCTAGCCCTTGGCCCCGGTGCGGGCGGCGTTCGAGGCGTCCTTGCGGTACGAGTTGTCGCCGTAGGACTTTGCTGTGCTGTCAGCCTTCTTCGGCCCCTTGGCGTTGGCGCCGGGCAGGGCCTTGGGTCCGGGGGTGCCCGCAGGGCCAGCCTTGGCAGCCAGTTCGGCCTGCTTCTCGGCGGCTTCGGCTGCCATCGTCGCCTGCAGGATCAGGTTGCCCAGTTCCTCCTTGGACGGGATCTTGTCCTCGTCCATGTCGAGGATGTCCAGCGCCCGGATGATGAGGGTTCGCATCTCGACATCGGAGAACACGTTCAGTGGCATCAGCGAGACGAGCGACTGGATCTGGCGGTAGACGGCCTCCTCCTCGATCTTCGGGAAGGACACCTTCACCTCCATGCCGAGGTAGGTGAAGATCGACTCGAAGAACATCTTGTGCTCGGCCTGCCGCGCCCGCATGACCTTCTCGTTGGAGCCCGAGAGGGTTTCGGCGGAGGCGCGGTTGGCGTTTCCGGCGTCGGCGGTCAGTTCGTTCAGCGGCACGTTCAGGCCAGCGGCCACGTAGCCTGCCAGCGGGAGCCCGGCCTCGAAGTCCACCGAGCCGCCAGTGCGGCCCATTGCCGAGATCGTCGCGCCGTTGCCGGTGACGGCAGTGGCGCCCACGGACTGAGGCTGCCCGTTCATGGGGTCCAGCGTCGGTGCCGTGCCGACCTTGGTGGCTGCGCCCTTGGCTGCTGCGTTGGACGGTGCCGAGACCTTGAAGGCGTAGCGGGAGTACGCCTTGACCAGCGTGGCCTGCGACTCCAGGAACTCCTTGTGTGCCTTGGCCCAGAACATCACCGGCATGAGGTCAGGGACGCCCCACTTCCAGCCGGTCTGCTTGTTCACGCTGTGGGCCGCGATGCGGGAGTCCCAGTTGACCTTCTTGCCCTTGAACCGGCGCGGCCTGCCGATCTCCTCGTCAAAGTCGATGGCCGGGAAGTATTCGATGATCTTGGTGGCCACCTCCTCCTCGGAGCCCGCTTTTGTCACCGTTCGCACCCATTCGCGTCGGTAAAACCAGATTTCCTCAGCGTTCTCCGGGTTGGTGATGGTTCCGGTGATCTGCCACAGCGGCACACGGTCAAGGCGGGGAGTCTTCACGCCTTCCTTGGTGACCAGCAGGAAGAAGTTGCCGTCCGTAGCGAGGCAGGACTCCAGTTCCATCTGGGCCTTCTCGGACAGCAGGTACTTCTGGTTGACCGCGCTCTTGCAGAACGGGCTTTCCTCGTCCAGACCGTCCAAGGTGATGCCGTTGCCCCAGATGTACGCAGTACGCACCGAAATACCCCGCTTGATGAGGGGGTTGATGACCGCAATGGCACGGGTCAGCTTGGTCTGATCCTTGATGGTCTGGAGCGGAAGCTCCTGCATGTCCCCGGCGTCGAAGCCCAGCGGGTTCCAGCCCACGTTATCCAGCGCGAGCTTCACGTCGGCCAAGGACTCCTGCAGGAACTCGACGCCCTGCTTCAAGGCTGCGTTCTCGGACTTGACCTCCAGAATTTCCGCCATCTGGGTGCCTGCGTGCGGTGAAAGTGCCACTCGCTGACGCGATGCGTTTTTCCTGGACATGAAACTCCCTAAAGTCGCGTCTGAAATGGGACGGCCTCCACCCATTTTATCAGTCTGTACTTTAGGGAATCAGGAATACAAAAATACGAAATCAGAGAGGACTAATCTGACTTTCCCACTCGAACAGCCACTCCGAGGGGTCTACCTCGAACGTCTCGCCCGGCTTCAGTTTGCTCACAGGGTTGGTCGGATCGACCGGCAGGGTGACGGCGGCGTAGGCAGCGGCGTCGGCGTAGTCAGGGGACTTGCCGGTCTTCAGCCGGATCTCCTCCTTGGAGACCACCTGCAGGGAGTTCCGGGTGTTCTTGAAGTGGTACTCCAGTTCGCCCAGTTCCTTGTTCAGTTCGGTGTCCTCGCCGTCGATGTCGAGGCGCCCGTTCAGCATGTCCTCGCGCATCGTGTCGTACATTTCGGCACGGAAGTTGATCCACTTGTCGATGTCGGAGGAGGCTGCGTTGCCGATGATGCCGATGGTCTCGAAGCGCTGCTGGGACTTGGCCACCACCTGGTCATAGACACCGGCACCGAGGCCCACGCCGTCGATGCGGACCTCGCACGCCTCCTCGGCAAAGGCGTGCTGTACGATGCGGTTGGCTGTTTCCACCGTGGTGGCCTTGGCCCACTTGTCCAGGAGTCGGAGCACACCGTCGTGGTAGATGTAGATGACGGTGTAGTCCTCACCCATGCGGGCGATGTCGCAGCCGAGGCGGGGCTTGGATTCCTGCTTGATGGCCAGTTCGGTGTTCCGACCGATGGCCAGTGTGCCCTCGGGGAACAGCGCGTTGGTGCCGTCCATCGTGAACTCGCCCAGCACCTTGGACTTGAAGCGTGGTGAGTCCTCACCCCACTTCTTCTTGCGGGATTCGATCCAGTCGAGAGTGACCAGACCGCCTCGTGCGTCCTCCGGGAAGGGTTCGCCCGTGATGTTGGGGGAGTCGTAGGAGTTGATGGTGATTTTGTGCCAGGATTCGTCGTTGTTTTTCCAGATGGCGCCGAACGGGGTGTTCACGTCATCGGGGTTGCCCACACACAGCGCAGCATCCCATCGACCCGTAGTAATGGCATCAACGGCAGTGAAAATCGTTTCAGGGATACCACACCCCTCATCCAACAAGGCAAGGACACCATTACGGCGGTGCACCCCTTGAAATGCATGTTCGTTTGTGTTTGATGGCTTGCGGCCCATGCCACGCAAGGTGTCGTTGTCCGACTTCCACTCGTTCTCCAGCGTGATGCGCCCAAAGAGTTCGGCCTTGCGGTGATGATCTCGCAGGTACTCCCAGATGATGCCAAGCTGGGGCTGCGTGGGTGCCGTGGAGACTGCAATGGAGTCAAGGTCTTTGCGAGTATCGACCCACCAGGCGAGGATAATGGACGCAACAAAGGACTTGCCTACACCGTGCCCGGACTTCACGGCGACACGGCGGTATTTCAGCAGAGCTTCCGCAATTTCAATTTGCTTGCGCCAGAGCGTATAGCCAAGCTTGTCTTTGGCCCACAGAGCAATATCCGTTTTGTAGCGCTCATTGAGCGCGGCTTGCTCCAACTCCTTGGCGGCATCCCGCATTGCTTCAGCGATACTCATGCAGCTTCTGCCTTCCTGCGCCGGTAACGTTCCCGCTCCCAAGCGTTTCTCTTGAGCTTGTGCTCAGGGTCTTTGCGTAACTCGCGCTGCCTCTGCCTCGCGTATGCACGCTTCTTCTCCCCACCCTGTTCACTGTCATAATGACGTTTCTGGATCACCTTCCGGCACGTCATGCAGACCCTGCTGCCTTTTGGTTCCACATAGGTGTTCTCCGGCGTGTATTCGTGACCCTCCGGGCAGTGTGTCTTGACAGCGTTCTTTGCTGCTTCTCCTCTGCCCCTCCTGATGTTGACGGCAGGCGTCACAGGTTCCATGTGGTCAGGATTGGCACACCTACGGTGTCTACAGGCCGAGCCGCCTGCACAGGTGAGGTCTTCGTTGTGGCATGTGTGGTCAAGGTGAGCGCCCTCTGGTGGTGTGCCCACAAGCTCCTCATAGAAGTACCTATGGATAGTCGGGCAGGTCTTTACGCCATTGCGGCGGACGCATATCCGGCCATAACCACCTTTGTCAACGTAGCCCTGCCACTCCCAGCACCCGTTGTCGAGGACTACGACCTCAAACAGGCGATCCTCTATAGTTTTCTGGTTTCCCATAATTCCATTATATAGCTACAGGAATACAGGCTACTGGTCAGGCATCTCCACACCGAGCCGGTACATGACAGTGGCGAAGCTCGCGGGGTCTTCGTACACGGCATAGAAGGCACGCAGCAGCGAGATGATGACCTTGTAGTGCGAGTCCGTGATGCTGAACAGCCGGGTCTTGATCGCGGCCCAGTCCGGCTCCTCGCCGTCGTTGGCGTAAAAGAGGTCAAGGATGTCCACGACATCCTTTGTGTAGATGCCTTCGCTCATTCCTCGACTCCTTCTGTGAAGACGCGCTGCGCCTCTGCTTGGAACAATGTGGTGAGGGCCGGGCCGGTTAGTTCGCCCTTGATGGCCTTGATGGTCTTGTGCTTCTCGAACGCGGCCTCGACGTGCTGGAGGAGCCCGGTCTGGATGGCGAATACTGCCTGCAGGATGATGGCGGTCTGCGCCTGCGTGAGCGCGGCGAGCCTGTCCTCGGCATCGCGCTTCACGTCCAGGTTCAGGGCCTGGAGCGCGGCAATCCGGTCGAGTAGCTTGACGATGAGTTCGTAGTCCTCGGCCTTGTCGGCGTAACTCAGCCGGTCATTGACCTTGACGAGCAGGTTTTCGAGCCGCAGCAGGTGTAGGACGAACTGCTCCTCGGGGGGCATGACGTTGCGGGAGTTGATGAAGTCTTTCCAGACGGCAACGACTTCCTCGACGCGGACACCGCTCCTGACGGCGATCTCCTCGAAGCTGTATCCCTTCAGGCGCTCATCGCGCACCTGCATGGTCAGGGCGTCGAGGGTATTGTCCATCTCTGTCATGCCTGTAAGTTTATTACATCTTGGATTCTGCCTATAAAAGTACAGAGTCAAAGGTAAAAGGAAGGCCCAGAGACTGGGGGGTAGTCTCTGAGCCTTCCGTGTGCCAGTCTATTTGAGGGAATTGATTCGTCAAACATTGGCGGCAGGTGGCCCGGAATGATGGGGGGATTTTCCGGGCCACCTTAGTGTGCAGGCAATTTGCGTCTTCCCTGCAACTTTAGTGGTGGGCGGGCTATAGTCTGTCGCCTCATTTATCAAAGGCTGCGGCATTTGCAACTACCTCAGCTAACAGGCGGTACGTCCGGCCTGTTCACCACCGAAATCTTTACCAGTCGGTCTCGCCCATTATGCGGCCACCAGACTTTCCTCGGTTTCGGTGCCGACCGAGAGCCAGTGTACGAAAGTCTCTGCAAACTCCTGGAGAGCCTGCTCTCGTGACGCCATCTTTGCTCCTTGGTTGATTGGTGTGTCTGTACGAATCAAACTACATCATAGCAAAATACAGAGTCAACCCCTGTATATATTTTTTTGATCCCCCCCTAAAATGACAGGATGAGTAAGAGAGCCGTCGCCTATATCCGCGTTTCCAAGGAGCGCGAGGGCATGACTAGCCCCGAACTGCAGTTGACCTCCATCGAGGAGCACTGCAGGAAGATGGGCTACTCCGTCGTGGAGACACTGGAAGACCTCGACCTCTCCGGGCGGTTCTGGAAGCGTCGGCAGGTTGACCGGGCCGTCAGGATGATCGAGAACCGCGAGGCCGACGTGCTGGTGGTCTGGAAGATCAGCCGTGTGGCCCGCAACATGAAGGACTGGGTGATCGCCGTTGACCGCGTTGAAGGCGCGGGAGGTCACATCGAGTCCGCCACCGAGCAGTTCGACAACACGGTTACAGGCGGCCTCGCTCGCGGCGTGATGGCGCAGTTCGCTGATTTCGAGTCCAAGCGCATCGGGGAGACCTGGAAGGAGACCCACGCACGGCGCGTCAGGAACGGTATGCCCCATCACGGGCTCCCGCGCTTCGGGTACAACTACAGCAAAGAGACAGGATACGTCCCTGACGAGGTGGTGGCGCCTGTCCTGCGCCAGATGTACCTTCTCTACACCCAAGGGGTCAGCCTGCGGGATATAGGCGCTTACGCGGCCTCTGAGGGCGTCTCGCCTCCGAACGGGTGGCGGGATCAGGGTGTGCGCCACATCCTTGACCGTGGCTTCGGCGCAGGGTACATCTGGAGCAAGGGCGAACTCGTCGCGGGGGCACACGAGGCTGTCATCAGCGAGCATGAATGGATGGCGTACAAGGTGCAGAGAGACAAGCGGGCCGCACGCTCCAGCGGCGGTGGTACCAAGGGCGGTGCCTACGCCTACTCTAGCCTGTT